TCTACTGGTTTGGCAAAGTTCCTTCCGGACGCAATCCAGACGGACATCTATCGCAACAAGTACCTTGGCGAATACGCTGGCGCTTCTTGCGTGGAACAGGCTTTGCTCCCGACTGTGAAGCTTTCCAGCAATGCTGCTGATGCTCCGACCATCGAGTTCGAACCAGTCAAGGAAACCATCAACGGTGTTGCTACCATTGTTGGTTACACCGTGAAAACGACTCTTACTGCAAACTCCACCAAGGCTCTTGAGGAAGGTGCAGCTTACGTTGTTCCGGGTGTCTACCTTCTCGACGAATCCGGCATGGAAACCGACCAACCGCTCGTTGTCATCGTTCACAAGAAGATTACTGGTACGTCCAAGGGCATGCTCACGGAATCTCTCGGTATTGAAGACCTCCGCGTAACTGCTAAGGGCTTCTCCGAAGGTACTCCGAACGTCTGGGTTGACCCGACCACGTTCGACTCTGGTTCTACGTCCACGACTGTTACTTGTTCCTTCATCCCTGGCATGGCTGCAAACAAGAATTACCTTGTTGGTCAGTGCCGTATTGAAGATGCTCTCGTGTTCGACTCCTACAGCTTCAGCGACCTCCCGTCCAGCCGTCAGGAACAGGTCGGTGTTGACGGTCCGATTACGTTGAAGGCTATGGCTTTCGGTGACGGTAAGAACGGCGTTCAGCTGACCCGTATCGACGCTCCGTACCTCGCAACCATGTGGGAACCGCGTCGCTCTGTCGTTACCTTCATTGAGGTGTAACCTAGAGTTATCTGCATAACGTAACCTAATAAAGGCTGTCCTTCGGGGCAGCCTTTTTGTTGCCCAGCTTAGTTATAAACAGAGAGGATTTTAGCATGCTTTACACAAACTCCCTTATTCAAGAAGCCGCAGAGCTCTGCTCCATGACGGGCGACGGCGAGGCTGTCGACGGAACCACCGCCGCTTCTTACCTCAACTTGCTCAACCGGGTGCTTCATAGACTTAACAACGACTCTTACTTCTCCAGTTGCATCGACACTGTTGTATGCAATGCTGCTGGAGAAATCCAGTTCAAGAAGCTTGAGCCGGACGAAATAGTGCCAGATGGTGTGACCATCATCAACATGGAACCGCCTGAAGCCGTGGTAGGTGTCAGCCGTAGGGTTGGCATCCGCTGGCTTGAGCTGTACGGCTCCAATCCGCAAGATATGGCTGCTGTCACTTCCATGACACTTCCGACCCACTTCTGCTATCAGGTCTTCACGGAAACGACTCCGCATGACCACACTCCTGACAACCGTCTTGTCGGCAAGATTACGCTCAACGGAACCGGTCGTGCAGACATCAAGGTATTCCTCAACCGTCGTATTGACGACCTTAAGCTTACCGATGCCATTCCGCTGTCGCCTATCTACCACGACGCAATACTTTATTCGCTCGCCGAGGCGGCTTGCATTAAGTACAAGCTCTCTGACTACCTTACGGAAATCCGTGACCAGAAGAATGCCGCACTTGCCATGATCGACCGCAACACCTTGAACAACCGCATGATGGAAAATGGCACTCGCTGTGCTTCCAGCTGGGACAAGGCTTACTACGACGGCCTTGCCGGTAACGGCCTTGTCATCGAGTAAGGAGGTCCGATGGCTACGTCCAAAGTAATCAACCTACTGGTGGGCAAGTCCGCCAAGGGCAAGTACCCTGCCGTGCAGGGCTCCGAGCTGTCGGTCAACATGTTCAAGTCCGACAACGGTGGCGTGCTTTTCCTCGAGTCAGTGCCGGGTCTCCGCCGTATCTACCAGATGAACGGCAAGTGCCGTGGCACGTACGTCTCCACGCGTGGTCTTGAATCCGAACGCAGTCCGGAGGACATGTTCGTCTGTATGGGAAACGCTGTCTACAGGGTCAAGGAGACGGAGAAGACCAAGCTCTTCAACGTGGCTCCGGGCACCCAGCGTGTCTGCTTTGCCGAGACCGGTGGCGAGCGTGCCATCTTGCTCTGTGCGGACGGATACAACCTACACAGCTACGAGCTGGCTACCGGCACTTACCGCCGTGTCCAGCTCCCTGTCGCAGTGGAAGGCGACGACCACCTTGTCCGTCCCAGCCATGTGGCTGTAATCTCCGGTGCCGTGGTAATCAATGACCAGGACTCAGGCTACTGCTATTACAGCATCCCCTACCCTCTCAACTCTGACACCAGAGAGGTGTTCGACATAGTCGACGGACAGGTCCAGTACGAGGAAGACGGCATCACCGTGAAGATGAAGAGTGTCGATTCCTTCGAGTGGACATTTTATGACAACTATCACGTCCAGCAGTACTTCAACGGCGAGTCCAGCTCGGACTGTGTGAACGGCATCATCAGTGTCGGTTCGTACCTGTACGTGTTCGGTCCTAAGAGCGTCGAGGTAATGTCATACCAGGGTGCGGAATATGCCACCTGGTCTCGCCTCTACTTCTCCGCACAGAGCTCGTTCGGTCTTGAATCACCGAACAGCCTTTGCAAGGTGGGCAACACCGTATTCTTTGTTTCGTCTGGGCAACAGCGTGGCAAGTGCGTCATGGCTGTCACCGGCACGAACTTTGAGGTCATATCAGACCAGTGGCTGGATGAAAAGCTGGAGTCGGAAGTGACCGACACCGCCTACATGTTCCCTTATTCGACATCGCACCACATGTTCGTTGTTCTGCAAGCAAATGCAATCGGCGAGACCTGGTGCTACGACCTGAGTACAAAGGAATGGCACCAGCGTACCAGCCGTGACCACAACACTGCAATGGAGAGGCAGTGGCGTGTCGGTGGCGTGGCATTCTGGAGAGAGAAGTTCTACGCATTCACCAACGACGGACTGTTCTGCCACTTTGACGGATGGGTCGAGCAGTGGAAGGACGAGGTCGAGTATCCGGTAATACGACACCGTCAGGGAGCCGTGTTCACTTCGGACAACCGTCCGTTCGTGCTGGAAGAGCTTGCACTTGAATGCAACGTGGGCTGTTGCCCGGACTACAAGCAACGTCCGGAAGTCCTGCTCGAGGTGAGCAAGGACGGGGGAAATACGTTTGGGAATACCAGGTCGGCTTCGTTCGGTCTCACTGGCGAGTACTCGCACCGTGTCAGATGGCATGCCCTCGGCATGAACCGTCTTGCCGTGGTCCGCATAACGTTCTCGGAGCCGATGGACTTCGTGCTTACGGACTGCGATGTACGTGCCGCCAAGACCGGCTATATGATGTAGGAGGGGGCATGTTCCGTGGTGGAAAGATTGAACTGTCAAGTCCGCTGGACATGGTGAGACAGGTGCTCGCCGGGTCGTGGACTGAGTACAAGAGCAACGGCTGGCACGTGGTCTCGTGTCCGCTGTTCACGGTCATGGAGAAGGTCTGCCAGCCCGGCACGGAGATGCTTCCGCTGAAGCCGTGGGGTCAGACATTTGCAGAGCTTGTCTGGGACGGCGGACACGACACGCAGTTGGTAAAGCCAAACCAAGCTAGCTTAGTTATTAGCGGACAGGCATGCTTTGTCCGTATTACCCAGTATGGGCAAGGAGATAGATAAATGGCAATTTATGACAAGGCTTATTCGGACGCACTGGGCAGCATGGGCGAGTTCGCTGCCAATCCGTTCGGTCTCGGCGATGCCGGTGCCGGTGCTGTCGGCTACCTCGCTGACTCGCTCGGCCTTTCCAACAAGAAGCAAGTCCAGCAGGGCATCGCCAACCTGGACAGCCTTCTTCAGGAGGCACAGGGCGTAGGAGCCCAGAACCGTGGCCTTTACAACAGCTACATGAGCCAGATGCAGAACATGTACGGACAGAACGCCGCCCAGTACAACGACGCGCTTGCCAACTACCAGCAAGCGATGGGCAGCGGCCCGGACACGTTCAACTACGAAGGCGACGTCAGCAAGTTTTATGACAAGTTCGCCAACCAGCGAGCCAACCAGGCGATGGGAGCGTTGCAACAGCAAGCCGCCGCAGGTGGTTCCAGATTCTCGAGCGACTTCATGAACAACATGGCTGCGAAACAGCAAGCACTGGCTTCCGAAGAGTGGAGCAAGGCTTACGACAAGATGATGCAGGACCGTCAGCAACAGCTCAGCGAGTGGCAAGCCGGTCAGCAGTCCAAGCAGAACTACATCGGCAACCTTGGTAATCTCGCAAGCTTGTTCGGAAACGACCGCAACCAGCTCGCCAATGCCTACGGCGACTATTACAGCAACTTGGCAAGCCAGAACAACGCTGACTTGCAGACAAAGGCAGACCTCACACAGGCGAAGACGAACCTCGCCATGCAGGAAAAGAGCGGTCTCGGCGGTCTCGCCGGGGCAATCGGCTCTGTGTTCGGCGGTCTGTTCGGCTAGGAGGAAGACATGGCTTTGAATGTTAACTGGAGATGGAACATGCCTACTGTCGGCTCGCCCAACGCGGAGTCGGACGACATGGCTCAGGGCTTGCAACAGCTCGGCCAGGGCATCGGACAGATGATTGGCGGAAAGCGCAAGTGGGAAAGAGACCAGGCAATCCGTGACCTCGCCC